AAGAGAATTTAATTACTTCTTTAGATAATTATCTTGAGTATACAATTTCTTCTAAAATTGATTCTAGTTTAATTCAAAAAACTGCTATAAATGAAACTTACGAACCTATCATTAATGCTATTAAAGTCGCTTTTGAGGATAAATATGTTCCGTTGGATGTGACAGGTACTTCTAAAATCAATGAAGCACGGGCAGAGGTTGCGGAGTTAGAGGCATCTTTAAAGAAACAAATTTCTGAGAACATGCGTTTAGCTGGTATGGTTGAGAATGCTAATAAAAAAGCGTTGATAGCAAGTAAAACTTCTAATTTATCTGAATCCATGAAAGACCGTGTTAATAGAATGTTTAAAAACAAATCTTATTCTGAAGTTCGTTCTGATATTGATGAGTATATTTCTATTATAAACGAATCTAATAGAGTCCCACGAATGAAAACAAATCCTAGATTATCTTTAAATGAAGGTGCAAGAAGGAAAGGAATTCGTAACTCTAAGAGTTTAGATGTTGAGGATATTTCAGATGATGTTTTGTTAGAAAAATATAGACCAAATAAAATGGTAGACCCAGAGGACTCTTATTTGAGTCGTTCTGCTAAGTATTTGGATTAATATTTTAATAATATAACAAAAAGTGAAAAAAATAATTTTTATTTTTATAAATAAACAGTAAGGGTAACAATGAACATTAATTATATTTTTATGGAGGAATAAATTATGAAAAGAAGTATACCTAGTATTGACAAGAGAATTGTAGAAAAGTGGACTCGTGGAGTTCCACGAGGATTGTCTGTCGCTAACATTGAAGATAAAACAATTCGTGAAAACATGGCACAGTTATTAGAAAACCAAGTCAATGCTGATAAAAGTTCGTTGATGACTGAGACTTTTGGTATTGGGGTAGGTGCTCCACTTGGTGCTGACCAAGGTATCCCTCACGGTGGTGATGCCAAGGCAGCTTTTGCACCAGTGACTACTGCTTTAGTTCGTCGCGTGTTCCCACAGTTGTTTGCTAATGTATTGGTTGGTGTGCAACCGATGCAAAGTTTTGTCGGTCTTGCTTATGCTATGAGATTCATTTATAATGATACAGCTAATCCAGAAAAAATTGTTGAAGCTGGATGGAAAGCAGTTTCTGAATATTCTGGTTATTCTGGTTCCCAAGCAAACACATCTGGTGCTCCAGATAGTGGAATTGGTGTAGACACACAGGGTGCTGAAGGATGGTCGATTAACGATGTTCATGGTAATGGTAAGATTCCTGAATTAGGAATGACTTTCCAAATGACTCCAATTGTTGCTAGAACTCGTAAGCTTGCAGCTTCCTTCTCTCTAGAGTCTATCAAAGACATTCAGTCTGCACAAAATGTTGACTTAGTTAAAGAGATGGTTAATATGCTTCAGTATGAATTGACTGCTGAGTTAGACCGTGAAACTATTGGACGAGTTAAAGCAATTTGTACTCGCAAAGTTTTAACTGCTTCTGTTTCTGATGACCAATGGGCAGGTCGATACTCTCAAGAAAGATTGAGCGGTGTTATTACTCACATTATTGGGGCATCGAATGATATTGCAGTTGCTACTCGTCGAGCACCTGGAAATATCGCTGTAGTTTCTCCTGCAGTTGCTACTGCTCTACAATCTGCTACTGCTTTCTATAATAGAGTTGAAGCTAATGTAAATGGTTCTACTGCTACTCCAGAAGTTGGTTCTTTAAACGGCGGTGCTATTAAGGTATACCGTGATAACTACGCTGTAGATTCTCGTACAAACTTTGATAATGAAGAGGTGTTGGTTGCTTATAAAGGAACTTCTAAGGATGATGCTGGAGTTATTTATTGTCCTTACGAAACTGCAGTAGTTAACCAAGCTATTGACCCAAATAACTTCTCACCAAGAATTGGTATCCACACAAGATACGCTTTTGTGAATAACCTTTTGGGAGCAGATAACTATTATAGACTATTACAATTTAAAGGTATTTCTGGTAAAATCACTGGTGATACTTATTAATTTTTGAGATAAAGTAAAAGGGAATTTAACATTTAACATAAGGAGAGTTAAAAATGGCATACAAACCTACAGTACAAGCAAATAATGCATATCAGACTGGTAATGACTATCCTCAATCGCCAATTGAAGATTTCTACGAAGTAGAGTCAGAAATTGAAGTTGAAGATGGTTTTGATGATGATGGTTTACCAAAAACAAAAACCATCACTATTTCTAACTACAAGGATGGTATTTATACTAAACTTGCAAGTAGATTAGAGGACGATTCGGATGAAGCGAAAGAAGCAGGAGTTGATGGAAAAGGTTTCAAATCTACTCTTGGATTTAACAAACGAAGAGTTTTGGTAGACCCACAAGCGTCTGTTGATTCTGATGATTATTCTAAAGAAGATGTTATCACTTTCGAATCTGAGGAAGTGGTTGATGGTGAAAATGGAGATGAACCAAATGGTGAAAATGGAGATGAACCAAATGGTGAAAATGGAGATGAACCAAATCCTTAATATCTAATCTTTAGAAAATAATAAACAAATTTAAAACGGTAGTTTAAAGACTACCGTTTTTGTTGTTATAAATACAACATGGTGAATTAATAATTTTATACAAGAGGTGAAAATATGAAGTCAGAAAAAATAATCAAAGATAATGTTACTACTGGTGGAGATTTAGGTTCAATTGCTGAGAAGTTATCAGATGAGTTGGGAGTTGCTGATAGTATTCTTTTAAACTTTGATTTCTTACCTTCGAAGGGGAAGTTTTACAATGATAAAATATTTGTTAAAAAGTTATCTACTATTGACATTAAGAATTTGAATACAATGACGGAATCGAATGCCAATGCTGTTTTGAATGGTGTTTTATCAAATTGTATTGTTTCTGGAATTGATGTTAATTCTATTGTTCAGGGGGATAAAATCTGGTTTTTATTTTACTTGCGTTCGATAACTTTTAATGACCATCCAATTCAGACAAAAAATCATTGCAAGGAATGTGGTAGGAATTTTGAGAAGGGGTTTGTGTTAAAAGATATTCCTGTAAATTATTTAAGTGATGAATTCTCGGAGTTTTTAGAGTTAGATTCTGGGATTAAACTTCAGGTTCAGTTTCCTACGATAGGTCATGAAATAAAGGCAAATCAGTTAAAGCGTAATGACCAGATTATTGAATCTATAGATTCTGAGTTGTTGGATATTTCTTGTTATATCAAGTCGGTGAATGGGAAGGAATTGAGTTTATTTAAGGCGTATGAGTTTATTAAGAACATGAATCCTATTGACTTTGTTGAGTTTTCTTCTTATATGATAGATTACAATATAGGATTAGTACCTACTGTGTCAGTTGAGTGTTCTTGTGGTAATACCATTGAGAAGCGTATTGAATTTGGTTCTGAGTTTTTCATGCCTAAGTTCAACAAGGGTAAGAAGAAAAAGAAATAAATATATAAATAAAGGTAAGAAGGTTTAAAAATATATTATAAAGAGGTAGTTGGATGGGAATTAATAGGGATTACACGAGATTTACATATCAGGAACTTTTGACGGATTTCAGACAGCGTTTGAGTCAGGATGAGCGTTTTAAGGATATCTCTTCTGCCTCTTTATTTAGTATGTTCATGGAGATGCTTGCTTCCACGGTTGACATGACAAATTATTATATAGCAAGGACGAGTGAGGAGAGTTTTATAGATTCTGCTAGATTAGATTCTTCTCATATAAAACTTGCGAAGAATTTTGGTTATAGTCCAATTCGTTCGGTTCCAGCACAGGTTGAATTGATGATTGAGATAGGTGGAATTCTACCTAAGGGATTGAAGGCAGGTTCGGTTGTTTATTTTTCACAGGCGGACTCTAAACTTTCTTTTAATGGATTTCCTTTTATTTTGGCATCGGATTATTCTTACACTTTTACTCAAGAGGATATTGATAATGGAACTTCCAGTAGTTGGAGAAAGAGAATAACTTTTTCAAAAGCACAGGAGTCGATGCGATATCACAAATTGGCGGATATAAAATTATTTAATACTGAGTCTTTAGAAACTATCAAAGCGTATCAGGGGGAGATATTAGTAAGTGAAATCTCTGCGAAAGATAATTATAGAAAGATAGGTCGTGGTTTTCAGATATATGATATAGATGATTTGTCTTTTTCAAACTGGTATGGTTCTCGTGACCCTAAATTAACTTTTGGAGATAATATATTTATTGAGGATGGTTTCACAAAAGTTGGGATTGGTAAAACACAGTTAGATGCTTTTGAGCGTGATAATTTATATCAAATTGAGGATTACTCAGTTTTCTTAAATAAAGATGTTAATAACTTTGAGGTTGGTGGTGATGAACCTTTAAAGATTTGTTCTATTACTTCAAACTCAGACAAGACGGTTCGGATAACTTTTGGTGATGGGCATATAGTTTCCAATGGTTTAACAAATGTGACGGATAATATTTATGTACAGTATTTGCGTACAAGGGGGAGGGAGGCGAATACTCTTGGTACTCTTGGTTCTCAGTTTTCTATTTCTAACAAGTTTTATAGTACTGGTTCTGGTGAAATCATTGATGTAACAAATAATGTTAAAATTTTATTAAATAGTGATATATTTGGTGGTTCGGATTTTGAGAGTCAGACTTCTATAAAAAACAATGCTCCCAAATATTTCTCTTCAAATAACAGATTAGTTACAAAGCAAGACTTTGTTTCTTATTTTAATACTTTGACTACTCCTTTGGATGTTAAGCATTCTATAGTTTATGACCAAGAGGATTTAGAGAAATTAAATACTTCGGGAAGTACCACTTACAAATATTTACAGAATTTGGTTTTATATTGTTTAGTTGGTTCTCCTTACAATATTAATGATAAAATTAATGGTGTTAAGGATGTTTTGTTAGGTAGTGGTGGTGATATGAATTTCACAGTTTATGGAACTGGGAATGAGTATTTGAATCACTTAACGGATTTTACAAAAATTCTTTTAAGTTATAATTCTTTTAGTGCTGAGCAATATACAAACAATCCGAGTGAGCAGTGGTTAAAAAACATTTCTTTAATTCGTGAAAATATAAAAAATAAAATGATAATGAATACTAGAATTTATTCCATGCCACCTATAGTTCAGTATTATGATGTTGTTGGAACGGTTGAGGTAAATTCTTTATCTAAACTTCAGACTTATAAAACAGAGGTTGAGAATGATATCTACAAATGGTTGTCAGAGAATACCACTTTCAATAGTAAAATATATAAAGCGGATTTGATAAAGTTTTTTACGAATCGTTCGGAGACTAAGTCTGTTGATTTGGGTATAAAGGTTTCTGAGAAGATTAAAGCGGAAGATGTTCGGTATGACTTTAATTTGCGTGGAAAGGGATATGAGGATATATATTATGATAATCCAAATATACCACGGGGTGGTGATGTAATACCACCTGATAATAGGATAAAACTTTATAATACGATTATTATTCCAAAAGTAGATTCAAATGGTCGTCCTTTGAGTGTATCTTTATTGCGTGATAAGACTTTAAGGTTTGGGGTTACTTTAAGAAGTGCTTCCTCTGGAAATTATTCTTTAGAAAACACTGCACAGTTTATTCCTATGAGTGTTAATGAAATGGAGGAGAGTTTAGTTATAACTTTTTATGGTTTTAAACATTACATTCCTACATTACGGGAGATAGGGGATAATTCTGTTATGACTTTAACTATTCCATCTCAGAATGATTTTGTTTCCACTTCCAATTTTAATGAAAACAATAATGAATTATATGGTTTGAGTTATGAGGATGTTGCTAGTATTAAAAACGATGTTAAAAGTTGGATTGATGGTTGTACTATAGTGAGTGAGGCAAACCGTCCTGTTCCTCTTCCTTATTTTTTGAGTGTAATGGATTCTGTAGTTCATGAGGAGTCTTTGATGCGTGTTGGAGTTCTTAAAAACACTTTAAGGACGGAGTTAAATGAGAAGTCTTTTTGGCAGTATTTTGTACCGATGATAATTGGTAAATATTATAAATTAAATTTACTTGATTATAA